CAGCTTCATCTAATACTAATAATGATAAGGCTTCCGATCTACCAGCATCACCTTTTGATGATATAGCTTTAATTTGTGATCCATTTTTAAATCTTAAGGATAATTTGTTATCTTCTAACGTCTTTCCTTTAAGCCATGCCGGTAAATTATCATGCATCACTCTTACCTTTGTAACTAAATTTTTAGCCACATCTTGTTTGGTGGCAATTACTAAAACATTATAATCTGATTTGAATAACATTTTCCATAACGAATATCCAGCAGTTAAAGTTGAAATTCCTAACTGTCTAGATTTTAATATTACTGAATATCTATTTTCTGATATACGTTTTAATGAATCTTCTTGAAATGGATATAAATTAAAATACATCTTACCTTTTGTAGGATGTTGAATAATACAATACTTTCGCATGAAATGTACCGGATCTTGAGAACATTTCTTATATTCATCACGTATAATTTCTTTAAGTGTTTTCTTTACCGCCATTATATAATCTAATATAAGAAAATTTTATCAGAAAACCAAATAATATTAGATTATTTTTTTCTAACTTTTTCTATAGATCTTCCGCCAAAATAAGCACCGATTACTGTGATAAGAACTAATTGTAATAAATCAGTCCATTTTTCTTCAACTGTAAATGTTAATGCACCTGCATCGATAAAAATTAATAACATTGTACATACTATTAAAAATATTAATACCAATGGTCTGACATTTTTTGATAACCAAGAATCTGAATTCATATCAGCTGTCCATCTATCAGTAATGTTTTTTTCCATTTCTGCTTCATGACTTAATATCAATTCTTTTAATTTTCTTTTTGCTTCTAACTTTTCATCTTTTGTAGTTATAACATTATCTAATACACCGCCTACTGATTCAACTAATTTGCTAGCTCCTCCGGAAAATAATTTGTTTAAAACTCCCATAACTTACCTTTTTTATTTAAATTGTTTTCTAATATCTGTTTTTAATTTTTTATAATCTTTTTCAATTTTTTTTAACATTACTGACATGTCAACTTGTCCTGATTCTCCATCTGCATTTTGCCATAATGTTTCTTTTGCCTGAGTTTTAATTATTTCAACTTCTTTATCTGTATCTTTAAACCAAGATTCTGCATTTGCTTTCATTATTTTGTTTTGATATTCTTTCCATTCATCTAATCCTTTGTCTTTAATTTCTCTCTCTTCTTTTAATACACATTCAAAACATTTACCACGTTTAAAATAAAATTTAAAATTTAATTTTTGTTCATGATCTCTCATATTTTTGTTACATTCAGGGCATTTATCGGGTACGGTCAAAACATCTCGTACTTGTTCCATTACACTATTTTCTGGAACACGTGTTGTAAATCCATCGTGTTGAGTAACTTTTATCCTTGTTCCATTTGTTTTTGTTTCAATCCAAACTTTTGGATCTCCATTATCAAATGTTTCTAATATATCTTCTTTTGAGTTTTCTGTGGATGTTTTTCCAAAATATGTTGATTTTCTTTTTTGAAACTTATGTTCGCCAGCAAGCATTTCCTTAACGGCTTTAATATTTTGTAACTTATTGCTCATATATTACTCGGTACCTTTTCCTAATTCTCTACGCATTCTTTGAAATAATCTTTGTTTTGCGCTACTTTTTAAATTTAGTCCTTTTAAAAGATCTAATACAAAATCAGCTTGTTGTGTTGCCGGCTTTGTATCTAATGTTTGTTTCATCATTTTCATTGCTTGTGTCTTGTCAACTCGAACAGATCTCGATTTTAGTGAAGCTGGAACTGCTTCCGTAACAGGTGGTGTATCAGTTGGTTCTTCAGGGGCAGATAAGCCATCTTTTTTTCTTAACATTCTTGATAAAATATTTGCAACATTTTGATCATTACCAGAAATAACCTGAATTACTTTTAATAATCCTGCTGCTTGTTGTTGATCAGACCCAGTTCCTAATGCTCTTTTTAACATTTTTACTGCGGCCATTTTTTCTACTCTACCTAATGCACCAGCTACAGGTGTTCTTACATCTGCCTCTTTTAAAGATGATTTTATTTGTTTTCTAATCATCGATCTTAATATATCTTCTTTCATAATTTGTCCCTAATTATTTTAATATAAATATGCTATTATTTAACATATCTTTAATTATTTTGTAAAACCTTTATCCATTGCAAAATTTGCTCTACTAAATTCTACTCTATCTACAAATTTAACACCATTACCAATTCTATCAACTGCAACATATCCTTCTGGGGCTGTTACTCTTAATCCTCCTTTGCCATCGTCTACAAAATGTTTTGTATTATAAATAGCATTATTATATTTTTGTACAAAAATTAATTTGGCATCTGATAATAATTTTGATAATTTAAATAAATTAATTATATCTCGCTTGCGACTTTGAAACATTTTTATTTGTTCTTGTCCTGCCGCAATTGCTTTTGATTTACCTTTTTCTGATTTTAATTTTGCTACTCGTTTATCAATTTTAATTTGATACCATTTTTGAAATGCTTTAAATGATACTTTTGGATTATTTACAAATTGACCAGATCTTATTTCATTGTTAAGATAAATATTTAAATCTGCAGATGGAAGATTATCATAATTAACTTTTATTGAATCAGCTTGTTTAATTAATAAAGCAACTTGTTTTGCTTCATCAGTTGTTAATGTAACTGTTCCAGTTGTATCTTTAAAAAATGCATCATCAAACCAAACATTAGGACTCTTTCTTAAACTGCTAACATCAGCACCAAATTGTGCTCCACTCTGTAATGATTGATATGTTGTATGAAATACTATTCCAATTTTAGCTGTACTAATTTGTTTTCCTAAATCAGAATCAGATTCAACAGCATATGTTATTGTATTTGGTCGAAATGATAAATGAGGTTTATCGTCTATATTTGTAGATTTAACCATACTTGAATCAAACATAAAATCACCTTGCAAAATATTTTTTATACCTAATGAAGGAAAATATTGTAATGCAATTTTTAATTTTTTAGCTAAGCCAGGAGCTTCTCCATGATTTATATCTATATCTTCCATTGTATAGTTAATCTTAGGCACTTTATTAAATACTGATTTTGTTCCTACAAAGAATTTACCATTATCTGGATTGGTTCCTGTAAATATTGCAGGTGCTCCATCCCATTTAACTGATGTATTAACTTCTGTATTAGAATTTCCTTTAAGATTTTTAAGTAATTCAATCAAAAATGATTTGGCTTGCTTATATCCACCTTCTCCTTGAGTTAAAATTAATTCTTCTAAATGTGTTAAATGCGTATTAGCTTTAGCTTCTGTCAATAATTCTCCTAATTGATTTGACCACCATTCTTTTGTCAAAGCTTGCTCTGGATTTTCTTTTGATGTTATTCTAAATCTAGCCGCAGATCTTCCATTTATTAATAAATCGCCTTTATCATTAAAATTAATTGATTTTACAACTACTGGTTTATTTTTAAATCTTCCCATCATGATCGTATCTCCTATATTAATTGGCAGATTAATATCTTCTTTTAATGTAGTTGGTTTTAATATTTCTCCTTTACTAGAATCAATAGATGCATCTGCGCCTAAAAAGTTTAAAAATTTATATCCTACTTGTTGAGCAACTCGTGAAATATATTTCATCCATTGCGAATATCCTGGTCTTCCTTTAAAATCTTTAATATAGTCTGTACCTGCATAATCTCCTCCTTTTACTCCTGTTGGAAAATAAGATACTGTTAATGGAGGTCCGGTGGGATAATCTGTATTATGTATTTCAATTGGATTATCTTTTAATATATAATTAACAACTTCGAATCCTAGTCGTTTTGCCATTGCATCTGATTTTGATTTATATGTTGCCTGATTACCATAATAATATCTTGGACCGTCATCTACTACTGATTTGCCTAGAATAGAAACATTACTTCCTTCTATTAAAAATGATTCAATTATTTGAGAAAATTTTGTTCTTAATAAATCATATATTTTTGGATCATACCAACCCATTATATTTTTAAAGGTATTTTGATCTGCTGTTGCTAATGCAGCTCTTAAAGTTGTTCCTGACATCTCACCAAATCCTGGTATCTTTAGTTCTATATGCGGGGCTATAACAACATATCCATGTGTTTCATATCCTTTTAGATTGCTTTTAGACTTTTCATAATCTTGGAAATAGCCTGGTGTACCATCTTTTTTTGTATAATTCAATCTTCCTGCATCTTTCTTTCCATATACAAATACAACTGCAGTAGTTTTTGGATTATATTTTTTTAATATATTTTCTGGAGCATAAACATTACGTTCTTGTGAAACATTTTGTATTCCATGTTTTCTTATAACTTGAACCTTTTCTCTAAAGTTTAATGGAGATTTAGGTAATGCAACTTTATTTGATGTTGCAATATAAGTATTTGATTTTCCAAATTTACCAGCTAGCCATTTGTATACAGCAGCATGATGTTTACCCATAGGTTGAAATCTACCTGGATAAATTGCTACGATTGTTTTTATTTGAGACTCTGCCTCAAATATTAATTCTTGTACTATTTTTCTTCCTAAGTTCATTTTATATAAATATGTTAATTAAATGAGCCACCATCAATTTTTCCAATTATAGTTCCGCTTGCACTTATATTGCCTGAGGCAGTTATGTGAGAGTTTACTTTTAAGTTACCTCCTAAATGTAAATCAGCTTCAGGTGAACCTATACCATTAGTTCCTATTTGATTCGTAGCGGAATCAGTTTTGAATAAAGGATTATTAGAAGCACCTTTAACTACAAAATCAATATCATTAGTACCTTCATTAACAGTAACCTCTTTTTGACCACTACTACCATCAAATTTAATATATGTTTTATTCTGTACTTTAACCAAACTTGATGAAGCATTAAATCGAATATAATTGTTATATGCCTCATTACCATAAATCTTTCCACCTTCAACATATAAATTGTCAGCAATTACATCACCACTTGCACTTATATTACCTGAGGCTGTTAAGTCACCTGTTAATTCTACTCCCGTATTACGTTGTAGTTCTAATCCAGCACTACCACCATATAATTTCACTTGGGCAGCATTACCTGCAGATGAATTAAATAAATCTATTCTACCTCTATTAGTAAAATCTGAATATATTGTTAATGGATTATTTCCTTTAATTGAACTAACTTGTAATTCACCACTTGCACTTATATTTCCTGAGGCTGTTACGTGTTTAACTACTAATTCTGACCATTTTTGAGCTGTTCTACCTAATGCTACGGCTTCATCTGTTGATGGTCTAAATACAGTTTGAGTTAGTGTTAATCTACTTCCATCATTAATTCTAAACTGCATTGTATTATCAGTTCCTAGATCTAATGCATTTCTGTTAGCATTACCAGTTCCAAAATGTGTACCATAAACTCTACCACTTGCACTTATATTACCTGAGGAAGTTATGTTAGCTGAAAAATTAGCTGTGTAATCACCATTGTTACCAAGTCGTAATATTTCTTGATTTAAATGAC